TCGAAACCGGTCGTTAGAACATTGACGTTGCACAAATACTTGAGTTGGCCGCTGCGAAACTGTTCGAGCACGGCACTTCTATGGTCGGTCGGCGTTTCGCCGCAGACGAATCCGCACTCGACTCCGTGCTTTCGTGCAAGAACCTGCACGATATGTTCTGCATGGTGAACTCCCGATGCAAATACGAGGCAGGCCTGCCGCCCCCGCGTATGCTCGATGATCTCGGCGCAGGCCGACTCGACCAGCTCGTCGTGGTCCATCAGGTCTTCCAGTTCGTCCGCAACGAATTCGCCAGCACGCTCGTGCAAAGTGCTGGTATCGACCTTGGTGAGTCCTGCCTTGGTGACCAGGGGACACAAGTAGCCGTCGCGGATCAACTCGCGCACGCCGACCTCATAGCAGACAGCGTTCAGCAAGCCGTCAGGCGTACAGATGGGGCCGGTCTTCAGTCGGAAGGGCGTCGCGGTGAGCCCAACCAGGCGCACATTCGGATTGACAGTTCTGGCGTCGGCGAGAAATTGCCGGTACATTCCCTCGCCCTCTGGCGGAAGGAGATGCGCCTCATCGATCAAGATGAGGTCGAAAGCATCCAGCTCGCACGCTCTCTGGTAGACGGATTGGATGCCGGCCACGATGACCGGATGGCTCGTGTCCCGGCGCCCGAGACCAGCGGAATAAACCCCGAAACGAACTGCGGGACAAACGGCGCTGAGTTTATCTGCTGCCTGTTGGAGCAGCTCCTTGACATGCGCCAGAATAAGTACGCGGCCGCCCCAGAGGCCGACCGCGTCCTTGCACATGGAGGCGATAACGGGCGTCTTGCCACCCGCTGTCGGTATCACCACACAAGGGTTATCGTCGTGCGTGCGCAGATAGTCGTACACAGCGGCCTTGGCCGCTTCTTGGTAGGGTCGCAGATACATGGGTTAGGCGTTCCGAATTATGACTAACGTCTTGCCGCCAGGAACCGGCTCGTGCTTAGTGATTGCCAGATGGATAATCTGGCTGTCGTCGGCATAAGCCCCGCCGTGCTGCAAGGCATCGAGCAGGGCCTTCTGGACGTTGTCGACATCCCGACGACGGTTGTCAGGTGGAAACACGTCGACCTGTACGTCCAAAGGCCCAGGTACAGGCTGCACGGCTCTCGCCGCGAGGAGCTTCATGACGCGTTCGCGAAAGCGTCGCCCCTCGCGGCTGATGAGCGTGCGCGGCCCTACCCGTCGCCAGTAGTGATTGATTGACGGCGGGTAGGGCAACTCCAGCTCCAACATCAAGATCGCCTCCAAGGCGGGGTGCTGTTCGCAGCCGCCGCTGGTGCTGACTCCTTCTTCGAGTACCCCTTGATCTCGTTGGCGATGTCGCCTGTGTCTTGGCGCTTCTTGCAACGAACGTGAATTACCAAAGGGAGATTGTGCAACTCGACGGAGTCCTTAGGCGCCAACACGCCAACAGCCCGACAAATAGCGGATAACTCCGCTTTGGCGATCTGCACGGCGACCGCGTTCGGGTTGTCGAGATTGAGGCGCGCCCATAGTTTGCGGCCCTTGTGGGGTCCGTCGATGATCTCGAAGGTGAGTTGTAAATACTCCCCGGTTTCTGCTTTGTTGGTTTTCATCTCGCTGTCAGTGATCACCGCCGGATACTTACCGGCCGGGATCGGGTCCAACGCAGATGCTGGTTCGACTTGGTTTGCATCAAAGCCTTGCAAATCAGCCATTGGTGACTAGCTCCTCTCGAGGTTGTTGAGAAAGGGCCGCCACGAACGCCGCCCACGCGAGCGGCAGGTCTCCGGTCAGCCCGTAGCGGTTCTTGGCCACGCATGATGGACCTCCCACCGTGCGCAGAACGCGCTCGCCACCGTCTCTTCCGAGGGCGTGCGCGATGGTTCGTTTACGATTGAAGCCCGCGTCCTCGGTTTGAGTGCGGATCTTGCGGGTAGCGAATAGAACGGCGTCGCACCACTCACAAAGCAATGCCGAGGCAAGCTTGTGCAGCCGGGGCGAGTAGCGGTCGTAGGAGGACGATTCGGGATCCTCAAAGCGCTCGACCTTGGCGTGAGCAATGAGCAGGATGACCATGCCGCGGTCATTGCGGAGCGCGTTCCAGTGTCCGATCATCTCGCGCCAGTAGGTCAAGGCATGGGTGTAGCCTCTAGCGTAGCCGCCATCGGCCTTCTCGATCGAATCGACTCCTGACTCCTGGCACACCTTGTCCCAGATCAGCCGTTCGAGCCAATCCAGCGAATCGATGATCACGGTCTCGTAGTCGTGATGTTCTTGATGGAGCTCCACAACCGCCTTGAGAACGTCTGCATAGGACGAGGCCAAAGGGAACCTGTCGCACTCGATCTCATCGAGGCCGTCTTCGGTTTGAACAAAGACGGGTCTGAGAGCTTGTGACGCGAACGTTGACTTGCCGATTCCCTCGGTCCCGTACGTCAGAATCCGCGGCGGCTTTCTTGTTCGGCCGCGCTGAACGTGTGCCATCGTGCTCATGCAGGAGTCTCCTGGGGATGTTGGCTGGGGACGGCGTCGACGCGCTCCACCCGGAACGCATCTTGGCCAAACTCCCGGCGGACAAAGCCGACGAACAGACGATTCACGTCCCGGCCGACCGGCGTGCTCGCATCGATGACGCAGGCACGCCGGTCCGAGTCCAGGAAGTGCGTTGCGTCGAGGCGGACCTGAGCCTCGCCGTACAGGCTCTCGGCGCCCCAAAGGGCCAGGAGGAGCGTGGCCTCGATCTCCTCGACCGGAACGCAAGGCGGAAAGGAATAGCGGTAGAGTTCTCTGGTCATGTCAGTTCTCCCGCGAATCGCAAAAGTCCTCTACAAGAAGACCTTTGCAATCCACGGGTGAACTGACGCAGGCATTACACATAAATCCCTAAGCCGGCGTCCTCGAAGGGTTGGCGGAGGCGTTGGACCCGGCGCTGGAGGGTCGTGCGCGGCACGCCCAGGTCGCGAGCGGCCTGCGATAGCGACTGGCGCTTGCGCCGTTCCGCCAGATCTCGGAGTTCCTGGGGTAGTCGGGCAAGCGCCTCGGCCACATCGGTTGCTAGATCGACTGCTTCCTCGTCGCTGGGCCGCGGGTCGGCGGGCTCGAACGAACTGCCGTCCTTCATTTGGGTCTCGTCGAGGGAGCGAACCACGCCACTGTTGCGCTTCTTGGCCCGCCGCTCACGAAGAATCATGGCGACGGCGCGCTCGATCACGGTGGTGATGAAGACGTTCGGATGGGCCTGCTCGGGGTCGAACAGGTCCAGGCTTTGGAGGAGGCGCAGGACCAGCTCTTGTTCCAGGTCCTGGCGATCCTGCTTGGTGAAGCCGGCGCGACTGACGAGCAGACGAACCTTGCGTCGAATGATGCCCTGGGCGAAACGGTCGAGAACGATGTTGTCGTCGTGAAACACTGGAAATCTCCTTCCGGCCGCGAAGGAGCAGGAGTGGGCCACGACGACTGGCGAAATTGAGTGCAGGCCTACGAAAAACGGAGGCAATGCGAGGAGCGCCACGATCGGCGTCGCCCACAATCGCCTCCGCTGCGCGGCCGGCAAAATGTCAGGTGGATCAAATGGAACGTTTGGTTATCCAAAGCGGGGGCCGAGCCCGCGGTCAGGCGGCGGCCTCCGCGACCAGCATGCGGAACGGCAGCCCGTGCTTGACTTCAAGGACCTCGATGGTGCTGTCGCCCAGCCGGTCGAAATGCTGGAACAGTTCGACAGCCTGCATCTTGAGCAAGAAGTCACCTACGTCGCGCTCAGGCCGGGGGTCGTTGTCGCTGCCGAACTTGACGTCGCGCATCACGCGCGGCATCGGTTCCAGGATGGGGTCGCCATTGAGGATGGCCAACTTCTCGATGCGGCCGAAGTTGAGTTGTTGCATCACCTCAAGCAGAACCTGGCGCGAGCGTGAAAGCTGCTGCTTCGTGCATCCCCGCGCCGGGGCTTGATTGGGTGAGGGGTCTCGCCCTCGACAACGCTGCTTCATGGATTACCTCCGTTTCAGCGAATGGACTGTTGCAAAAAACCGCTGAAAGGAATTGTCTTCTGAAGCAGCTTCGATTTAGAGGACAGGTAAATAACGGGTGAGACAGGTCGCCGCGCATTGCCCGCGATTTCGAGCGGCATGGCAGCGCAGATGAGACAGGTCAGAAATCGTTAGGACAGGTTGGACTGGAACGGGCGGGCAACCACTGTGAACGGGTTAAGCCTGTAGCCGTGGTTTTGGGTGTTTTGACCCGACCAGGCGCGCGTTTGGACAATGTCCTCGCGGTCAATCGGCAGCCCCAGTTTTTTTTTCACGGCTTGTTGGCAGAGCCCGCTGCTGGGCCGCGTGCGCCTCAGCGCGAGGATTGCCCATGCCCATCCTGCTTGCGGCAATGGCGTGGCCTGGTGGCTGGAATGCCGAAGAGCCGATCAGGCCGCCATCCTTGCCGATGGCACCCTGGATGTCGGGAAGGCAGTCGAAGTGTCGCCGCGAGAGTTGTCCGTGCGCAAGGGAGATCAGATTGTCCTGGCCGTCGATCCCCGCGACGCGGAGCATTCGTGTGACCTGACCGAGATTGCTTTGACCATCGCCGAAATCGAGAAGCCGGGCCGAACCTGGAGTCTCGGCAGCGACGTGGCCAACACGATCCTGCAAGGCAATCCTCATTCCGATAAGCTTGGCAACCCGGACGTCTGGCGTTTCGTCCATGG